GGCGCTTTCTTGTTATGGACAATTGCCAAGCAATGCAACTCAAGCCTAACCCTTGATGAGATAACTGACGGTGTTGAGCGCGTAGGCTGGAGGCAAGCAGAGATTGATAGCGAATATGCCAAGCCATACACATTGATACTATATGAGATAACACACCAAATTGATGAGCTTTACGAGAAGGAAGCAAAGCAAGCAAAAAAGGATTTATGCCCTTAATTGGTAGGGCTAGATTGAAGAAAGGAGAGGTTGAGGATTTTGATTTTTATGCTTTTTGGAAGGCATTAATAGAAAAAGGCGTTAGTCCTTCTGAAGCTTGGAATATGGATTTTTTGGAAACCTCATTGTTATTGGATATAGAGCCTAGCAGGGCTGATTTTACACTTGCTTTGTACCACCAAAGAAAAGCTAACGGGGCTGTCGGTAAATGTCTACAGAACAATTAATAATAGAGCTTGATGCTAAAACAGCAAAACTTGACGCGAAACTGAGAAAGGTTGAAGTTGGCCTTGATGGTGTAGAGGGTCAAGCTAAAAAGACCGAAAGCTCATTATCAAGCATGGGTAAGGCTGGCGTTGCTGCGGCTGGCGCTCTTGCCGTTGCCTTTGGCGCAGTCGCTAGGCAGTCGGCTATATACGCTAAAGAATTACTTGTAGCATCACAGAGAAGCAACGAAACCGTTGAAAACATGCAAGCTCAAGCTTATGCAGCAAATACAGTGGGCATATCACTAGAAAAGCTCGGCGATATAGGAAAGGATACCCAAGAAAAAATCGGAGAGTTCTTAGCTACTGGGGGCGGCGGGTTTCAGGACTTCGCAGATGTTATGGGGCTGACTGCTGGCCAAGCAAGAGACACAGCAAAAAGCCTTGAGGGGCTATCATCAAACCAAGTATTGCAGACACTGGTTGACCAAATGGAAAGGGGTGGCATAACGGGGCAACAAATGTCATTTGCCTTGGAGGGGCTAGCTAGCGATACAACAGATTTATTGCCACTACTAAGAGACAACGGCTCAGCGATGCGCTTTCTGTCCGATGAGTTTTTCAATATAGAGCAGACATTAACTGAATTAGATTTAAAGAAGCTTACAAATGTTGGCCTGGCATTTAATGAGCTTGGAGCCTCGGCAACTAACGCAGGCGCTAAAGTATCAGCTGAATTTAGCGAAGAAATAATAACAGCAACGGCCTTAATAGCTAACTTAATAAACGTAAGCTCGAAAGTCTTCATCCTGCTTGGTAAGCAGTTTACAGGTGTTGGGGATATTTTAGGATCTGCTATATTTGACTTGGTTAATGATGCTAATACATTACCGGCAACACTTGAAAAAGTAGGCACTGACATAGCCTCAAGAATGGTTGATTTATTCGGTGAGGATAGCCCGATATTGGACGCGCTCGGCTTAGATCCCGAGGAAGTCGCAAGAAGAATGGAGGCTATAACTGGGGTTATAGAGGGAGGACTAAAAGAAGTCAAAGGAATGACTGTTACTTCTGGTAAGGGCGAAACCGCAGCGGATAAAAAGAAGTACATAGAAAAGGTCAACGGCGCTCAGGCATCATTTGCAGCGGTAAGTAAAATTAATGAAGCATTCCTTGAAGATAACAAGGCAATAAACGCTGGATTGATAGTTGCTGATACTGCAACAGGTATAATGAAGACAGTCGCCCAATTAGGGATGCCGATGGCGATCCCCTACGTTGCATTAACAGCGGCAACTGGTCTTGCTCAATTGGCAAACCTAGGCAGCGCTAGCAAGGGCGGCGGTAGTATGTCCGGAGCCTCAGCGTCAGCGCCATCAGCTCCAGAAGTATACACACCGGAAACATCAACCCTAGCTCTGGATTTTAGAAGCGAAGACTCGCAAACGTCTAATGTTATTAGGTTTGATACTGAGACAGGCGATCAGTTATTGGATGCTTTAATGGGTGCGCTTAATAACGGTATAAGGAACGGCAGAGGATGAGATTAAGTACATCAAATATATTGCTAGGTGTTACGCCAACTATTTCGATTGGAGGCTCTAGCGATGATCCTGCCAATATAACCGATCCTGATTTCTCAACGTCATACGCTGGAACAGACAATAATAATTTAGTTTTTGATTTTGGCTCAACTACTTCTATTAACTATGTCGCGGTAGCTGGTATTAATATAGAAGGGCTAAAAGATTATTCTAGTTATGTTCAGGTTATTAATGTAAATACAGTTGTAACAACAAACTTTGTTATCCGCAATAATTGCGTAATGCTTACCTTTGAATCAACATCATTTACCAATCTAAGGGTTAGATTAAACAATCCGATAGGGAACCTATTACCTATGGCTAGGTTTATCGCCGCAGGTAATTATTTGCAGGCTCCAAACGGAGGCGAGCAAGCAGGATATATACGTCAGTTTTTATCAAGAAATAAAACAACAAAGAGTACGCTTAACAGCCTTGCAGCTCCAGTGTCGGTTTTGACAAAAAAGCAAACAGCAAACGCAACATTGTCGTTACCAAACATGACAAAAGAATTTAGCGAAGGGGACTGGCAAGCATTTTTAGACTTCAGTAATGACAATTACTTTTTTATATCTGAGGAGGATACAGACTTAGCTGCTGACTTCACGCAAAATTCAAGCGCATACCTTTGCTTTGAAGTAACTAACGCAAAAACATCTGCCAACGCACAAACTAGAAGCCTTAATGATGTGGCTATTAACTTTAAGGTGTTTAACGGACTATGAGTACATTTGAGCAATCGCGCACATTATTTAATCAGACGCATTTCACAATTATTGAGATTGACTTACCGAGCGTTACTGGTGAATGCACTATAAGCGGAGGGCCTGGATATGGAACCCCGTTAACTTGTGATCAGCCAAGTGATGGAATTACAACGTACAGCTTTACACAGGTAGACGCGCCATTGCTCCCAGTCAGTGGAATTTTACGGTTAGTTACTTCTATAAATGAAACGCCAGCAAAACTAAACTCTGGACGTGGATTGTCTAGCCGTGGCACAGGCTCAATAAGACTTACAGATGTAACAGGCAAAGATCCAAACCCTAACGCGCCAGCGGTAACTGACACAATCAAGAATCAGGGCGGTTACTTGGCAAAGCTATTTGCCAGAAATGAGCTTTCAAATAAAGACTTGAGAATTAAAAACTACAGGTTAGAGGTTGACGGAACAATTGACCTAGAGAACGGCGCACAGGTTAGGCACTATATAATTGAGTCTATAAGCGCTAGCAAGTCAGGCGGTTATGCTATTAACTTTAAGGATGAGCTTTCAAGAGTTAATATTGATGAGACTGTATGGCCGTTAGCTAATAATGGGTATTTAATAAGCGACATTACAGATATACAAACAACGTTTAATGTTGATCCAAACCTAGATTATGCAGTAGGCAAAACTGTAAGGACTGGCGATGAGTTTATGAAGATAACCGGAGTGTCAAATATTGGCACGGGTTCGGCTTCGATAACGGTACAGTCAAGAGGTACACCAATTATCTATACTAGTGAACTTACTAGAACTGTAAAAAGCGATCACTCATTAGGTGATGAGTTGTTTTTGTGTGAAGTGTCAGACAATGAGTCTATTGATATATTGCTTGAAAGAATACTTACAGACATAGGTATAAATACTGACTACATAGACTCGGCCACATGGGCCGCAGAAATATTGCTTTGGCATCCCTCAACTAAAATAAACACAATATGGATTGAATCCCTAGATACTTTTGAGGTGTTAGAGCGCATATTAACTGACTATATGATTGACATGTGGTTTTGCCCAGTAGCTAGACAGATTAAAATATCTGCTGTAAGTGCGTGGCAAGAATCAACAGCCTCACTTGAGGAGGGTGACCAAATCGATTTTGAAAGCGTATCTAGCAAGAAAGAAGAAACCTTAAGATCTACAAGGGCGCTTGCTATATATGATAAAAAGAATCTTGGCACATCTGACAGCATAGAAAACTTCAGCAAAGCAGCGCTGTATGCGAGGCTAGAGCTAGAATCATCTGATTTATTTGGCGAGGCAAAAACAAAGAAATTTGAAATGTCGTCATTGCTTGATAAAGATGCCGCAGATCTTTTAGTTAATAGATGGGTAAGCAGGTATTCAAACCCTAAAAGCTACACATGGACAACTCAAGAAAGAAAGTTATCGTTTGCAACTGGCCAGGTTGTAGACGTTAAAGATTTAACCAATGTTGGGTTTGACGGTATACCAGCTTCAAATACTAGAGCACAAGTTACATCTGTAAGGCCAAACTATAGAGGCGAAGGAAGAAGCTATACTATATCGGCACTATCTTATGAGCCTTTATTTATAACTGGCTCAGAGATAATTATCAGCGGTAATGCTAACGATATAAATCTTTACAATCAATATGCCGGAGCACCCTCTGGAGTTGTCGAGCTAACGTTTATATTTGACGGCGCAACAATTGGCAGTAATGGTTACGCCATACCAGCAATAAGAGCGGGCGCGTTTGCTCCAGGAAGTAAAATAATATTGATACTAGCAAACGGCGCGGACCTTCAAGCGGCAGGCGGCAAAGGCGGTAATGGTGGCGGGGGCACTTATGAATTTGAGATAGGATCATGGGTGCAAGATTATCCATCAGACGGGATACAGGGCGGCATTGTTTATGATGCTGAAGGAATAGACACTGACATTTATTTCACTGGTGCAACACCTAGCGCGGCATTTCCTGCTGCAGATGGCTACCTAAGAGCGCCAAGCGGCGGCGATGGTGGATTTACAGCAACGCTTGGGACAACACCTAATAGCGGAGCTGCTGGCAATGGTGGCAATGGTGGCAATGGCCGAACGGTTGGAGCTGGTGGCGCTGGTGGTATTGTTTATGGTGGACCATATGGCAATACTGCAGAGACTGGGAGCTATGGTATAAGTGACATTCCTCTCGGCTCTGCTGGCGCAAACAATAACGCAATTGGCGGCGCTGCAGGTTCAGGTGTTAGAGATTCAGGCGCTACAGTTGTATTTTTTGGTGAAGACTCTGCGCGATATATAAATGGCAACGGCGATCATGTATAATATTAAAAATTTAAGGGGGCTTTAATGGCTTGCGTACAATTTGCAGACACTTGCTTTACAGCGGGCGACACAATAACGCTCGACTGGCAATATACAACAGATGAGGGTGTAGCAATAGACCTAACAGGCGCTACGGCTCAAATGCAATTGCTTGATGCGATTACGGACGTTGCACAGGTTATCGACATGACTGGCGGCATTACAGACGCTTTAAGCGGATCGGGTAGGTTCTCTTTAACCAAGGTGCAATCACAAGCTTTATTACCCATTGTAGAGGGCGGCCCAGCATCTAAGAAATATGTCAGTAAAATACGCTTTACTTATTCAGACACAACAACGGCAACTATTGCGGGTGTTAATGTTGATATTCAACAGAGCGGCATCAGATGAGTATATTCACAATATACAAAGGTGATAAAGGCACAGCTGGCACCAATGGTATTAACGGGCTAAACGTTGATGACGTAGATGATTATATTGTTGGTAGTCCGATAACAAATGCGCTATTGCCAAATGACTTGTCTTATAATGCCTTTGTTACATATGAAAACACAGGAGAGGCTTCATATACTGATCGCTACGGTGTAAAAAGGTGGGCTAAAAAATCATCAGTAACAAATTTTTGCCAATGGTCAAATGATTTAAGTCAATGGACAGATGTATTCGGTTATTACACTTACACAGGTACAACAGCCGATCCGTTTGGTGGTTCAAATGCCTCTGAGATTAATTTAGATATAGATACAGACTCGACAATCTAATGGTGTCGCGGCCCTTACTATATCTGGGCTAACTACCAATGATATTTAT